AGGTTCTTCACGATCGCCATGGTTAAACCACCCCCTTAATAACCGCCCCGCCTGCTTCTTTGTTCAGCGCCTTGACTATTGAAAGCATTGTTTCGTCTGTCATCTCTTGCTGCACTGGTTCGCGCCCCAGTATCTTGTCCAGCGATTCCGGCTTCTTCCCGGCCATCCAGAGCGCCGTCCAGTATGCCTGCATATATGCCAGGGTTATTCGTTCGTCCTGTTCCTGCTTCTGCTGATCCTGCTTTGCCTGCAGGATAAGATTTGCCTCATAGTGTGTGCAGTTTAATATATAATCAACGTCCAAACCGAACGCGGCGGCATTTTTGATATAAGAATCTAATCTACCGCCGCATGAATAGGGCTTTCGTTTACCGCGCCCCCGAATCCGGCTGTAATTGCTTCGTTCATGCTCTTTGTGATCTCCGTTATCGACAAGTCATTGCTGTCGATGATGTCCAAAAGTGCCTCCGGCGTGAGTGTTTTATCCTCATGCACCAGGCCCGCCCACATGATAATGACAATGTCGTCAATCGTGCTGTTCTCAAAGTCTATTTTCGATATTGGTTTATGCAGCCCGCGCTCGATCAGCGCGATGGCCTTGATGCCGTATTTAAAATTTCTTGCCTTGTCCAACATAATTGGCGTAAACATGATTCTCCTCCGATCTTATTTAAAAAAATGAGGCAGGGTTTCCCCTGCCTATCCTACTGTCAGCGTCGGCTGTCCTGATACCTTGACCGCCGCGTCAAATGTTACTGCTCCCTCAACCTCTGCCCCTGTGGCAATCTTGACCGCTACGCCGTCAAACTTCCAGTTTGCGGAAATGGTTGTCGGGAATACGATGCTGCAGGAAGTGACTGCGCCACTAATAAAGATGTCATAAAGCGCATCCTGCCCCGCTGTGCCGGTGAAGAATCCACTCATGGGAACTTCCCCGCCGTTCTTGAAGCCTGCGATAAACTCACGCCAGCCCCCTGTTGAATCCAGGCAGGTCACGTCAATCGTGTCAGCCGTAAGGTCAAGGCCACCGATTGACTTAAGCTGTGCGACCGCCCAGGTGCCGATGTAAAACTTGGTTCCTACTGCTGCCTTTGCCAATTATCATTCCTCCTAAAAATAGACTGTGAAGCCGATACTCTTGCGATATAAATTAACAGCCGGTTCAAATAGCTCCGGCAGTAATTCATCAAACGTGACATCCTGGATATATACCCCCGTGACTCCCGAACTGGCCCCGATGGATGACATAATCCATGAGGCTATTTCTGCCTTAACCAGCGCCGCCAGTGTTTTCATATTGGCGTATGAAGTATGCAGCACGTCAACCGTGCAATGCAGAGGCCCGGACGTCAAAAAGCCGTCCAATACTTTCTCCCAGTTCTGATCATCAGAATCATAGGTGACGTAAGGGGCGGCAGTTCCCTCCGGCGCGTTCACCGGGAAAACCTTTGTGGTCAAGCCTGATACAGTTTTCAGTTCTACGACAAGCGCCTGCTCAAAGTTAAGTACCGTCAAAGGCTATCCCCCCTTCGCCCATGCTTCCAGTGTGCGCCTAACAAGTTCCTCGCACACCGCCTGTTCGATCTCGTCTTTGTTCTCCGTTAAGGACCGGCGCAAAAAATGAACGCCAGGATGTTTTCTGCCGTCAAGTCCAATGAATCCATATTCCATCGATGCCGGGTAATAATACCGCTCACCTTTGTAATATTGGACGAAAATATCATTTTTCTTCGGGTCCACCATGATGTCAAAAACAGCCTTGCCTTTTGTCCGGCTGCGTTCTTCCTTCTTGATGATGCCCTTTTTCAGCGCTCCTTTGATAATGCCCGGCCGAAACGTATCAAGCGGGCCAGTATATACCGGCGCGTTTGCCCTGGCCGCTTTCAGCGCGATGTTCGCGCCTTTTCTTGCTGCACCCCGGACACACTTTTGCGGCAGCCTGCCGATTTCATCAACGGCTGCTATTAGCGCCTCCATGCCGTGAATCTCAAAATATGCACTCATATCACTTCACCGCGATCACATAAACGAGATACGGCAGGGACGGTTCCGGCCCCCAGCGTTTGGCCCATGCGCCGCCAACCATCCCGGCTTCAACAACCTTCAGGCCAGCCGCCTCATGTATCGCTTTTAGGCTGTCTGCGGTGTAGTCTTTTTCATCCTTCCAGGGCGCCTTTGTCCGTTTCTTTGCTCCCTGGTATGCCACACAGTCAGCGTTCGGCACGAAGTTTAAGACATATCGCTTTGACAGCGCCGCCATCTGCCGGATGAATTCAACATCCCCCGCGCCTGCGTAATGCCCCAAGACGCCGGACGAATAAACCAGATCAAACTTTTTCTTGCTGATAAACTTCTCCAGCGGCATTGTAATGAAGTGCGGACCGGGCGGCACTCTTAAAAGTTCCGTTGACCGGTCGATGCCCCGCGCGTCAATCCCTGTTTCCCGGAGTGCCGTGACTAGTTCCCCGGATCCGTGGCCTGTTTCCAGCGCGGACTTGATGTTCAGGCCAGTGACTATCTCTGCAAACTCCTTGATGAAGTTATCATCGTTGAACATAGGCTTGCCTCCAATCTTGCCAAACGCTGGAATATTTGCTTGCAACGTTCCACGGTTTCGGCCCCGCATAGTGCATGATTCTAATATCCGCAGGGTATCCCGTGGATAGTGACGCATTAAATCGGTTGTCAACTGTTCTTATCTTGCCCTTAGATGTGACGTTTAAGATACACTGTTCATTCCCCAGATACCATGTTGTGTTTACCCGCTCTATCAGTTTGTCAAAAACCTTGTCCAGTTCGGGCAGGTTAAACAGGATAATCCCGGCGTTTATATAAGTGTCATCAGGGGCCAGCCCTATCTTTTGTTTGTATCCTCGCGCCAGCCCGATGTCCTCAACGCCTGCCATAATATACCCTGTTAAATCGGTGTTGTAGTATTCGGATATATCACCAATCACTAAGGCGTCTGTGTCAATATGCAGCACCTTGTCATCGTTTATCAGCCGGGGCAATATCAACTTGTAAAAACAATATGTCTTTTCACGACAATTAAAATTTATCTGAGTTGTTATATATTTTCTCAATACTTCTGCCGGGTTTATGTGAATACAACTATCTGGAAAGCCTTTCGGCTCGTAATCGGTTACAAGATACACCTTATCCACCTGGTTAGTTTGCATAAGCGAATAAAGCGTAACCTTTCCATATTCAGCCCACTCTGGAGAAAACGACATTGATATATTCAAATTGCCCCCCTTATCTCGCGCAATGCGTCAGCCGTGGCAGCGACAACATACGCATAGCCGATTATCATTGTGCCACCTTCTTACAGTAACAGAGCAGGTCCCTGTTATAATTATTGACGTTGATTGCGTCAAGTATCTGATACAGGTCTGTCCCGTGCTGGATCCTCATGGTGTCAAGCACCCCGGTGAACCAGTCACATTCTATTTTTACTTTGACATCGCTCTGGACGGCCTGCGCTGCCATGTACTCATTCCCCAGGATAGGGGAAATTGACGCCCATATGCTTGATGCAAATGCCGTCCATTCACCAGTCGGAGCGCCGTAGCTGTCCGTCTCGGTTGGCGGGGAAATGAAGTTTACTTTATGCCGCCTGTCCCTCATCATGTCATTACCACCGCCACGGCCTCATCACCGGCCCCGTCAACATACACCGAAGTATCCACCGAAGTGTACCCGTCAGCCGTAACGACATAATCCACATCGACTTCCTTCGCATATTGATAATAAGTCGCCACGCCCAGGCTGTTTGTGGTCAGTACGGTTAAATCTTCATCGTCGATGGCAATAGAAGCGCCCTCAATGGCCGCTCCCGACGTTGTAAGCGCTGTCACGGTGAAAACAATTTTGTACGATTTATAGTCGCTTGCGATTGCCAGTTTAACGCGCAAATTTTCATAGGCCAGTATGAACCGTTCAGCCTCGGCGTTGTCGTAGCCGAAATTTCCCTTGCAATAAAGTGTTATTGCCATTTTCACAAGGTAATCAGTATCAACTACCTTGCGAACCCCGGATTCTTCTAAATCAAGTTTGGCCGCGTTGATTAATGATGTTATTTCGGTGTCGTGGTCAGTCCCGCTTATTCTTAACTCGTTTTTGACGTCGTCCAGTATCGCCAACCTTTCCACCTCCATAACGTAATTTCATGTATGCCTCATATACTGACGGCCTATATAAATGTGCTACAGGCCGGTGCGTGTCGATGTAAATTTTGAACCCGGCGCATACCGCCCGGATACAGAACCACCTATCCTCGCCGTGAAAGGCTTGGATGTTATGAATGGGCGTATAGTCAACCCCTGCTTCAAACACCTTACGGCTTATCAGGAAACAGGCTCCCGTGCCGCCGACTTCGTAAACTCCCGGCTGCAGCCATCGCTCGGCGTCCTCCCTGCCATAGGCGCATTGGTCATACATCCAGCAGTTTGACCACATCAAGCCGCTTCCGGGCTGGCCCTCTGTCCAGAATATGTTAGCTACCAGGTCAACCTTGTCGGACAGGAGCTGCAGGAGTGTTTGTTGCTGCAATATTATGTCACTGTCAACCATGAAAAAGTAATCATAGCCCTCATCAAGCACCTTCTTAATTAGCCGGTTCCGGAGGACAGACATTTTATTCAGGTTTTCCGGGCTCCAGTGGTGTGTCTGCTCTGTGGTGATGTATTCATCCCCGGTGTTAAACTCCTCATACTCATGCGGCTGAAGGTGTTCTTTAAGCGCCGGGTCCGCGTCGTTTAAAATAAAATAACGCGCTACCTGCGCGTCCTTTGGAACCAGTAATTTATCTATGCCTTTGAGATATTCGATGAACGTGGGTTCATCCTGCCGGACTGGTGAGCCGATTAATATCTTCATGCGCCCACCTCGTTCGCTTGCCACTCTCTGTAAGTCTGCTCCGTACAGATCCGCTTTCCGATATGCCCGGCCTGTATTGTTGTGTTGACGTGAATCTTATACCCGGACTTGCGGGCCTGTAAGCAAAATGACATATCCTCTCCGTAACCCAGAAGTGGCTGGAAGCAGGGGACGCCGCGCTTATAGATGTCTATAAATACCTGCGTCTTAATCAGGGTACAGCCCATGCCGATGCCCTCGACCTCAATGACGCCCCGGTCATATTCCGTCAGCGGTTCTGTTTGTGATTCCCCCGGCGCTCCAAACCGTAGCTTTTTATAAACGCACGGTGTATAAGGCGGCTTACGCTGGAAGGCCAATGCCCCGACGATGTCCTTATCCACGGCCAGCAGGTCGATGAGTGTGTGCCGGGGAAATACCATGTCGCTGTCGATGAACATGACATGGGTGAAACCGTTTTTTATTGCGTGTCCGATAATGCGCTCACGGGCGATATAAACCAATGACATTGAATCATGCAGGACTTCCGTCCCTTTCGGCTTTTTCAAACCCAGGAAACTTTCAACGTACTCCACCGGCAGGGATTCCATGCAGGGAACTCCGACTAATACTTTATCCATATATACCTCCGACAATATATATTTCTCCGACGTCTATTAAAAAGCGAAGGGGCGGCGTCGGAGTAACCGCCCCCTGCCTATCCAAAAAGAAACTAGTTCTTCTTGAATCTTACGAAAGCATCGCTGTTGCCGCACTTGCAGTCGAATATCGCGCCGCCGCGATAGTCAATCGCGTTAGCAAGAAAACCGGAATCTGCGGAACGCTCAACGGTGATGTCCTGCGCCAGGTTGCCGACGATTTTCTTGAAGTCTGCGAAATACATTTCGCCGTCAGTCACCTTGTCGGACACGATGATCGGGAAGCCCATAAGGCGATACTTCAGCCCGGCCTCCATGTCTTTGACAAGGATAGGCGCGTTTGTGGTCGATTCTTTAATTGCCCCCAGCTCGGTGTAGAGGAATTTCTTGTTGCAGAGGAACTTGGCGTTTGCGTCGTAACCGGCAGGAAGCAGGCCGATCAGGCTCATAACGTTGTCATAAGTGATGGACGCGGTTGTGCTGATCTCATAGGTGGTTGTCCAGGTTGCGTGTGCGTATGCTACGCCCTGCGGATTGCCTGAGCCGTCGCCGTTGGCGATGGCATCCTCGATGATCCGGGCGATGTCCTCGGCCAGCATATCAGTGATCCATCCTTCAAAGGCCGCGATGGCCATTGTTTCAACGGACTTGGACACGCGCAGGACTTTGTTGTACTCGTAGCCGGTCAGCGATACGGTGATGATTGTGTCTGTAGCCGGAGTGATATCGCCGTTTTCAGTGTGTTTCGCCGCTGCAGCCCTGGTTGCTTCAGCGGAAAATCTGACGTTTCCGGCAATGCGTAACAGGGTGATTTCTGACAGCATCGGCGCAATTTTAACCATTTTCTCAAACAATAGTTCCGCTGTCGGAGTAGGCACAGCCGCGCCGGTTGAAGTTGTCGCGTTGGTCAGGTAAGTCCTTTCCTCAACGTCAAGCTGCTTGCCTTGCAGGTGCTTCAGGTAAGCTGTCCTGTACTCGGCGCTTGCCAGGATGTCATCGCGGCTCATTTCCTTGCGCTGTTCTGGCTGGGCGAAGGAATGGACAGGCTTTGCCCCTTCTCCTGAAACAATGCCGTCGGTTAGTGCTTTCCTTTTTTCGGCCTGTTCCCTGAGTGCTGTGCGCTCTTCCTTCAATGCCTTTTGCTCATCAAGCAATACATCAAGATCGGCGCCCGGCTTTTCGGATTCAGCAGCAATCTCGGCAAGGCGTTCTTCAATTTGTGCTAAAGTTTTCATTTTTACCTCCTAGTAGATTTTTAAGAGTTTTTCTTTTCGCTTGCGCTCTACGGCCTCCGCCGCTTCCTTCTCGGCCTCCGCTTGGAAGTATGAGCGCGCCTGGATGGACGTGCTATCGTAGGCGGGAATGTCCACGGCAGCGACGTCATAAAGCCGTTTGATTCCCGTGATACGCCGGGTTCTGGTGTCCTTGTTGTAGCTGTCCTCTGAAACAGTAAAGGCGAAGCTCATCTTGTCGATGTACCCGCCTTTGATCTCCTCATATAGCCTCCGGCCTTCTTCTGTGCCGGACAGGTCAGCGTTTACTTTAAGCCCAACATCATCCACCGAAAGCGCCAGGGTTTTGTTCTTTGTCCTGGCCACCGGCTTGCCTTGATGGTTGTAGTTTAAAACCACGTCGCGCATTTCAGCAGCGTCGAAGGATCCGGCCTCGATGGATTCCTTGTATTGGATGCCGTCATACTCGTACATGACTTCTTCGATGCCGAACCGTGCGGCATAACCCTCGACACGGAGTTCCTTTTCGTCTGCCCTTATTTCAAAATTACGGTACATCCTGTCCTTGCTGATCATGCTCTCACCCCTTTGCTCAATGGCGGTCATATCTAGGTTTTTGTCGTCAATGTAAAAGTCAGCGTGGACTTTCCGGGAATCGGATCCATATTTGTCAATGCTGTCTTGCAGGTTAGCGTTTACGGCGTCGAACTCAAGTCCCTGTTCGGCACACCACTCCACCGCAGCGTCTAAATTATCCCCGGCCCGGCAAGTCCATAGGATAAGGCTATCGCCGTTGTCTTTAAGTTCTTTGATGTAGTCAATTATTTTCGCCCTGGCGCTGCCTATTTTGGGGAACTTGTTAAAGCATAGGGTTCCGTCGAAGTCCACCGCGTAAATTTTAGCCATCTCCTTCGCCCTCCCCGCTATCCCCCTTCAAACCTTGCGCCTCGTTCAGCTTGTCAACCTCTGCATACTCAACTCTGATATAGAACTTGTCCCCTTCGGGCCCGCGCTTGGGCAGGCCAAGAATCTGACAGCCGATATTATGCGACATGAAGCCCCGGTCAAAGGAACCGTTGACAAGGTTGATTTTGTTCTCCGTAGACATATAGTCCAGCCGGTTCGTGCTGAATATAACCTTGTTGCCCTGCGCAATTTCCCGGTCCGTGAACGTCATGTTGCTCATAACTAAAGAAAGCTGGATTGCAAAAGGCTCCAGCTTCCCTTCGTAGTAGGAGTTATATTCTTCCTCGGTAAAATTGTTCTGCAGGATTTTCTTGTTCGTCCCGAAGTAATTAAAAACATTATCCTCAATACTCTGCATCTGGTCAGCGTCCACGGTGTAAGGCTTGGATGTGATTTGCTTCACGTCGGCGTATTTATTGTCGAACATGAGGACGCCGCTATTGTTCTCGCTTGACAGGTTTTCGTCAACGAAT